CAAATGTGGCCAGTCATGTATGAGTTAGAAGTCACAAGATGGAGAGTTGTTCGCTTTGAGGATAAGGAAGTAAAATACGAAAGAATTTTTGATTCAGAAAAACAAGCAAGAAAATATATAAGCCAAAATGAGTCCATTTGAATACCTAAACGATATTACCTATGCCAAAAAAGGCATTATGGTAGACGATATTGCTGAGAAGGAATATAATGCTTTTATTATCAATCGTGGGCTTTCTATGTATTCAGATACAATTCTATATGCTAATGAAATGAATATACATCATACATTAGATCATCGGCTTCAGTACGATTTTTTTATAAATATAATTAGGAAACGTAAAAGATGGTCTAAGTGGATTAAACCACAAGAAATAACCAATCTTGAACTAATTAAAGAATATTATGGATATAGCAATGAAAAGGCTAAATCTGTTTTATCATTATTCAGCACAGAACAAATTGCTGATTTGAAACAAAGGATTTACAAAGGTGGAAAACGAAAATAAAGAAATCACAAATTGGCAACCAACAAGTATGTTGGAAGTCACCCTCAATGAACCAGACGACTTTTTAAAGATAAGAGAAACATTAACTCGTATCGGAGTTGCATCTAGGAAAGATCAAAAGTTATATCAGTCATGTCATATATTACACAAACAAGGCAGATATTTTATAGTACATTTTAAAGAATTGTTTTTATTAGATGGCAAACCAAGCAATCTATTAGAAAATGATATAGAGCGACGCAATACAATAACCACTCTGCTTGCAGACTGGGGATTAGTTAGTGTAGTAAATGCTGCTCAGGCGAAACCTCTGGCTCCATTAAGACAAATAAAAGTCATTCCATTTAAGGAAAAGAGTCAGTGGGAGTTGTGTCCGAAATATAATATCGGAAATACAAATAAAGATTAAGCTACTATATGTTTCTTAATTACCTTTTGTATTCTACCAGCTTTCATAATTTTATGAAATTTTTTAAAATAATTTTTAATTAATGTCATAATAATATTTATACAAACTAGGCAAACTTTTTGTATAAATAACAGTGGAATTGCCCAATAGGGGATTCCAATTTTAACCTTGCTAACTTATAGGAGGAAATAAAATGGTAGTAAGAAATAACTTGAACGTACCTCGTTCACTTTTTGTTGGATTTGACACTTTATTTGAGGACCTGGAAAGGATCCATCAAAGTGCTAGGTCTGGTAACGATAATTATCCACCCCACAATGTGGTCAAGATAGATGAGGAAAAATTCCTGATCGAATTGGCAGTGGCTGGATTCACCAAAGATGATATTGATCTAGAGTTGAAAGATGGTATCCTTAAAATCAAAGGTGAGGTCGAAAAGGATGAGCGTGAATATGCGTATAAAGGCATTTCATCTCGCAAATTTGAGAAGAGCTTCCGTCTCTCAGAATTTGTCGTAATAGATGGTGCTGATCTTCAGGATGGTATCCTCGTGGTTTATGCCAGAGTGGAACTCCCAGAAGAAAAGCGTCCAAGGAAGATCGATATAGGGTCTGCTGGGGCGTCAAAGAAAAAATCTTTTTTGAAAGGCTAGTATCAGAGAAGCAATCCCAGTAGATAAGTAATAAACTTTTTACTGGAGATAACTATGAAAGAACTAATACATATGTTCTTAAAATATGATGATATAAGAGAGACCCTAGGATTATTAATGATAAGTGTGACAACTTTAACATTGGCACCACTGACAATTTATTTATCCTACCTCTCTTATTAATTGAATTCATGCGGGGGAAAGAAATTTCCCCCAACCTATTTACATTATGCTGAAATTGTGGTATAATATACATTATGAAATTTTATACAAATATATCTCGCTATGGCAACTCTCTCCTCTACAGAGGGTACGAAAATGGCAAGAAAATATCCAAACGAATCAAATACAAACCAACGCTCTTTGTTAGTTCAAATAAGGGTCAGTGGAAATCCATTGACGGTGTGCCCTGCGCGCCAATTGAATTTGAAACTATGCGAGAAGCCAAAACTTGGATAGAAGAAAACAAACACACTGCAGGTCGCCAAATCTTTGGTAACGATCGTTATATACCTGCATTTATTAATGATGAGTTTCCTGGTGAAATTAAATACAACCGTAACCAAATCAACGTAACAACAATCGATATTGAGGTCCAATCAGACGAGGGATTTCCCCACCCAGACACTGCAAGTTATCCTGTGACTGCCATCTGTCTTAAAAATAATATTGACAATACATATTATGTCTGGGGGTGTGGCGATTATAATGTCGCTGAATCCGTAATGAAAACAAATCGCGTGGTATACAAAAAGTGCGAATCAGAATTGGAACTCTTTCAATTATTTCTTGCTCATTGGTCTACGCCAAGTCATTGTCCAGATGTAATCACTGGTTGGAATGTTCGCTTCTTTGATATTCCTTATATCATTAATCGATCAATTAAAATACTAGGTGAGGACCTAACAAAGAAATTCAGTCCCTGGAATATGATCGAACCAGGCACAGTCCGTAGGGTTAATAGGACCGAGGCAGTCTATGATCTTAAAGGTATCAATACTGCTGATTACCTAGAGCTATTCCAAAAATATACTTACACTGCTCAGGAATCATATCGCCTTGACCATATTGCAAATGTAATACTTGGTGATAAAAAGCTCTCATACGAAGAACATGGTTCCTTATTTGATCTATACAAAAATGATTACCAGAAATTCATTGATTATAATATTAAAGATGTGGAATTGGTTGATCGACTTGAGGATAAAATGGGTCTAATCACGCTGATGATGACTATGGCATATAAAGGTGGTGTAAACTATTCAGACACATTTGGCGTCACAGCCATATGGGAAACAATCATATATCGTCACTTATATAAACAAAAAATCGCAATACCTTTTTACGAGGAGAAAATCAAATCATCATATCCTGGTGGATATGTCAAGGACCCTATGGTTGGAATGCATGATAATGTTGTATCCTTCGACCTTAATTCACTATATCCATCTTTAATTATGCAATACAATATGTCGACAGAAACCATAGCAGAAGGTATGGTTGCTCAAATTGATATCGAAAAAATACTAGAAGGACAACAAATTAATAATAAAGGTTATTCTGTAGGTGGCAATGGCCAATGCTTCCATACAAGTAAAAAAGGTGTAATGCCAAAACTTGTGGACAATATGTATAGTGACCGTGTCCAAATTAAAAAGGATATGATCCAGGCACAAAAGGATCTACAGACCATTGATAAATCAGATAAACAAAAACTATATGATATTGAACGAAGGATATCAGTTGCCGAAAACGAACAGATGGCAATTAAAATTCTCTTAAACAGTCTTTATGGTGCCTTAGGTAACAGGTACTTCCGCTTCTTTGACCAAAGGATTGCAGAGGCAATTACCCTATCTGGTCAATTAACAATTCGTTGGGCAGAGGTTGCCATTAACAAATATTTAAATAATATATTGCAAACAAAGGATAAGGACTATGTTATTGCCATCGATACTGATTCGCTATATGTTTCACTTGATGGTTTGGTTAAAGCAGTCAATCCAGATGATCCTATTAATTTTATGGATAAGGTTTGCCAGGATAAATTGGAACCTGTATTACAGAAATCATATGAACAATTATATCAACTAATGGGTGGTATTGAAAATCGTATGGTTATGAAACGAGAAGCCATAGGCGACCGTGCAATATGGACAGCCAAAAAGAGATATATCCTTAATGTACATGATAACGAGGGTGTTCGATATTCAGAGCCTAAACTTAAAATTATGGGTATTGAGGCCATCAAATCTAGCACACCATCCACTTGTCGTGATGCACTAAAGGAACTATTCAAGGTTATAATGCAAGGTAGTGAAAGGCAAACACAAATTGCCATTGAACAATTTAAAACATATTTCTGTACGTTGCCTGCCCACGATGTTGCATTTCCAAGAGGTGTTTCAAAGGTTTCTGATTATAGTGCGAAGGATACAATTTATCGCAAAGGCACGCCGATGCATGTCCGAGCCGCCTTGTTGCATAATCATCAACTTAAGGTCCATGGTCTGACCAGAAAATATGAACCAATTAAGAATGGAGACAAAACAAAATTTGTTTATCTTAAAACACCAAATCCTATCCACGAAAACGTGGTTGGCTTTACTCAATATCTGCCTAAGGAATTTGGTCTAAATAACTATATTGATTATGAAACTCAATTTCAAAAAACCTTCTTGGATCCTATCGAACATATTCTGAAGGCCGTAGGTTGGTCATCAGAAGAGGTTCAATCTTTGGAGGATTTTTTCGGATGAGATCACTAGAAACATTTAACCAATTAGTTAATCATCATATATTTGAAACAGTACTTGATGTAGGCTCTGGCAACTTTACATTTGCTCGTATGTTTCAAGAGAAAGGTAAACAAGTATATACAACTGATATATTAGAATCTGATTATCAAGGAGACTTTAATACAATTGATTTCGATCGAAGCTTTGATTGTATATGGTGTGCACATACATTAGAACATCAATTAAATGTTCATCATTTTCTTAGTAAGATCTTTCATTTATTAGACACAAATGGAGTTCTTGCGATATCTGTTCCACCACTTAAACACAATATTGTAGGTGGACATGTTTCATTATGGAACGGCGGATTATTACTATATAATTTAATACTTGCTGGTTTTGATTGTAGTGAGGCAAGTGTAAAACAATATGGATATGATATATCTGTTGTTGTACAAAAGAAAGAGGCAATATTGCCTGAATTAAACTATGATCATGGAGACATTGAGGTACTTGCTAAGTTCTTTCCTATGAAAGTAAAGCAAGGATTTCATGGACAATTAAATGAAATTAATTGGAAATAAGGGTTTACAAATGTGTCTAAATATAGTATAATATACCAACATGGAGAAAAAAATGGAATTAATTAGATTATCCTCAGGCGAGGAAGTAATAGGCAACGTCACTGATAACGGTGATTCAGTTACTATTAAAAATGGCTACTCTCTACTCCCAGCAGGAGAGGGTAAAATAGGCTTTATGCCTTTTATGGCTTATACAAAAGCTAAAGATGGAATCACAATCGATAAAAGATTTGTGTTATTTGTAGTGGAACCTGCTACGGAATTAGCTGACCAGGTGAGGCAAATGGATACAGGATTAACAGTACCAAAAAATAAAATTATAACATAATGCAATCAAAATATCCAATATACATTATTTCAAAGGGTAGAGCCGACAGCCGGCTAACAGTCAAATCTATGGAAGAGATTGGAGCAATGTATCGTATTGTAATTGAGGAATCTGAATACGACGATTATGCTGCAGTTATTCCAAAAGAGAATATACTCACAGTACCAACAGATTTTAGAGATAATCCAAACTGGGCAAGAAGATGTGAGGTTACAGGTCATTTAGGTGGTTCTATACCAGTTCGTAACTGGGTTTGGGAACACTCAATAAAAGAGGGTCACAAACGACACTGGATATTAGATGATAATATGCAACACTTCTATCGTTTGCATAATAATAAAAAAATACAAATGACTACGCCAACAGGTTTTAGAGCATGTGAGGACTTTGCAGATAGGTATACCGATGTAAAAATGTTTGGTATGAACTATGCATTCTTTGCTCCTTCAACTACTAAACGCCCACCTTATTATCACAATACAAGAGTTTACAGCTGTATATGTTTATCAAATGATATATACCCAGAACTATATTGGAGAGGTAGATACAACGAGGATACTGATTTATCATTAAGAGTAATGAAAGCTGGGTATCACACATTATTGTTTAATGCTTTCTTGTGTGGTAAAGTTGCATCGATGGCAATGAAAGGTGGTAATACTGAAGAGGTATACAATATTCAAAAAGTAGGTGGAGTTGATACTAGAGCAGGTAGTGAGGGATTTGATAACAGATTAACCTTTGCACAATCTCTTAAGGATCAACATCCTGATGTGGTACATATAACACAGAAATGGGGTAGGTACCATCACCATGTTGATTATAAAACATTTCAAAAGGGTATCAAACCTACTTTAAAAGAAGGACTAAATATAACTAAAGGTCCAAACAATTATGGATTAAAACTAGTAAGACTCAAGGAGAAAAAAGTATGAGTAGAAATAATAAAACTTTAAACTATCAACCTGAAAATCTATTTGTAGTAACAGGACAAGAGGATCAAGCAACACCTTATGATTGGGATGGAATGCCTGAATTTAATCAACCTGAAGCAGAAGCTTGGAAGGTACTAAAGGTCAGATTTCGTAACGAAGAGGATTTAAGAGAGTTTGCTGAAAAGATTGACCAAACAAATATCACTACTAAAACAAAGGGTATTTGGTTTCCACCAGCTGATAAAACAGCTAACAGTCTGCTCCGATATATGGACGAGAGCCAAATAGACGATAATGTCCAGGAGATTGTGGAGTAAATGTCGGAATTTCTACAATTAAAAGGTAAGAAGTTACTTGATACCTTTTTAGATGATTATAAAAGCATTTGTAATGTTGATGATACCTTTTTAGATATAACAAGAAATTATATTAAAACAAACGAAAGGTTTGACTACCTAACTGAGTTATGGTATGAGAGATTAAATGCTGATGATCTAGATGGCGCGTATGAGGTCTATAGTGATAAACATTACCTCACAGATCAATTTAATTGCTTTAGAGTTTATGCAAGAGCTTATTTAAGAGCTATGAGTAAGCCTACAAAGCTAATTGAACAACCATTGAACGAATTTACTGGAGACGCAACATCAATTGTAGATGTAGGAAATGGCATTGGTTATTCAACAACCATACTATCTCAGCTCTATCCTAACCTTAAAACATATGGTACGAATTTACCTGACACAGATCAATGGAAATTTGCTACCGAAATGGGTAGAAGGCATAACTTTACCATGGTAGAAGATGTGAAGCAAATACCAGAGCGAGGTGGTTTGGTATTTGCATCTG